ACGTCGCCAACGAGATCCACCGCAAGACCCTTCGTGGTTCGGCCAACTTCATCGTGGTTTCACCCGATGTCGCCACCGTCCTCGAGGCTTCGGTCCTCTACAAGCCCAGCTACAGCCTCGACGGCCAGGGCCAGGTCGGCAGCGGCTTCTCGATCGGTGCAACACCCATCGGCAGCCTCAGCAACCGCTTCACCGTCTACAAGGACCCCTACTTCCCCCGTAACAAGATCCTCGTCGGTTACAAGGGTGGTAGCTACCTCGAGACCGGCTACGTCTACGCTCCTTACGTCCCACTGATCGTCACTCCCACCATCTTCGCCCCCGAGGACTTCACCCCACGTAAGGGCGTGATGACTCGCTACGGCAAGAAGATGGTCCGCAGCGACTTCTACGGCACCGTAACCTGCCTCGACATGAACATCATCTGATGTTCTAGCCGATAAGGCAAACAGGCGGCCACCCTTCGGGGTGGCCGTTTTGTTTTGGATGCATCATCAATAAATCATCAGAGCAGCATCAGATAATGCAGATTGTATGGTCAATCAAAATACAATGATCAATACACTAAAATAGACAATTTAACAGAAGCAGCAGAGAGTGATATTTAGAGCATAGGAGAAAGATTTATGGGACGTCGTTGGTGGCAAAAAGAAGCACGTCGGATACAGAATGTAAAATCATCAAGTGTTACGCCTAATTCTGCTGTAGAAGAGGTAATCGATGATAGCTCACATTTTGCTGATGCAGACGCAGTTATTAGTGAATTAGCAGAAACAATTGCATCAATTACTACAGAAGATGTGGCAGAGGTTCAACTTACAGCAGAAGAAGCTGTCATAGAAGACGCAAAGGACGCAGAAGTGCCCGATCCTGTCAAGGTCACAATACAAAATAACTTTAGCAAGAACAAGAAAAAGCGCAGATGACTGAAGAGCTCATCAGGAAGATTGTGAGAGCTATCCTGCAAGAGAGGTTAGTTTCACTTCCTGGTGGAAAGTGGGCCGTATACCCCAAGAAAGGTGGTAAAAGATTGGGAACTCACGATACGAAGTCAGGTGCCCTGCGTCAGCTTGCTGCTATTGAGATCTCAAAGAAGCGTCGAAAAGCTTGATGCAGGCACAACACCTCTTGCTCGATACTTAGTATAGAGCAAGGGCGTGTCTGATGTCTACATTCGCAACAACAGCAAATCCGACACCTTTCGGAGTTTTTGACCTCGAATCTGACTTTATAACAGAAGCAGACAAGATGATTGTGTTCGTCAAGCGTCGTCTTGGTGATGATATCCTCTCTGTTGAGTTGACTAAGAAGCAGATCTGGGCTAACTTTGAAGAGGCATGCTTTGAGTACGGTTCAATTCTTAATCAGTACCAAGCAAAAAGTCAGCTTGTCAACTGGCTTGGCTATGCCACAGGAACGCTGTCGGGATCAGAACAATTATACCCACGTGAAAGCCTTGAGTTTCTAACACGTTTTGCAGAACCCTACGCATCTGAAGCAGATGTAGGTGGTGCATATAACCAGATCTCAGGATCTATAGCACTCGAAGCAGGACGTCAAGATTATGACATCTATACAGAGCTTGTTGATGCCAATAATACAGCAATTGTCAGTTCATCACTGAACACAATGGGTGGCAAGATGAGGATTAGTGAAGTATTTCACTTTTCACCACAAGCAGCTTATCGCTTTTTCGATACGACCTCAGCTATTAACTACTTGAACAATGCATTCTCATTTGAATCGTTCACGCCAGAAACTATATTCTACGTGCTCCCCGTATTTGAAGATATTCTCAGAGCAGGCCAGCTTGACCTCTCAAATCGTGTTCGACGCTCAAACTATTCTTACAAGATCATCGGTACAAAGATAAGAATATATCCTATGCCAACTCAGATCACGTCCCCTATGCCGCGTCTGTTCATACGTGTAAAGTTCATGCAAGATCCACTAAATCCGGCTTTTAGTGATAGATCGATCTACGGCGTATCGAACTTGTCAAATATACCCTTTGGTAATCTCCAGTTCAATCGGATCAACTCAATTGGTAGACAGTGGATCCGTCAGTATACACTCGCACTATCGATGGAGACGTTAGGATACATCCGCAGTAAAATGGGCACACTTCCAGTGCCAGGTGGCAACGTCACATTAAACGGTGCTGACCTCGTCTCAAAGGGACGAGAAGATAGGAAAGAGTTCATTACAAAGTTGAAAGAGATGCTCGACACTATGACCTATGACAAGCTGATCGAGCAGCAGGCCACGAGGTCAGAGAACTTGAGCAAGCAGTTGAAGTTTATACCGCCGCCTAACGGCAAAGCAATCTTTACGGGGTGATGAATGGCGCGCCTCTTTGTAACTGAGCGAGAGCTTAACTTTATCAACGACATCATGAAAGAAGTCGTTAAAGACGTCATTGGACAGAAGATCTACTACTACTCAATCTCAGAGATCAAGTCGAGAGTGCACGACGTCTACGAAGAGGCACCCAACAAGATCTTTGAGAACCCAATAGAGATCGATGCACTTGTCAAGTACTCAGGGCAAGAGGTAAAGACGAATCGATTTGGGTCGGAAGAATACTACAACATCGAGTGCTACATACAAGAAAGAGACCTGATTGACAAGCAGATAGATGTTAGAGAGGGTGACTTTTTCTCATATGGCGAGACATTCTTTGAAATAATCAAGGCACCCAGATCAGACGTCATCTTTGGACAGATCGAGCACAAAAGTTACGTGACAGTGTCGGGTAAGCAGGCACGTAAAGGTCAGTTTATCACCAAAGTTTTTGGCCCAACATCAGAAGCATACTCAGATCCAGATGCTGTGCAGACAACCTTTGTTCAGCAACGTGGATTTGAAGAGAACAGGCTTGGAAAGACAGGCGATGTTCGAGATCTACAGCGGACAGGTGTGTTGGACGCTCCGCTTACCGGACCTGCTGAGGTGTCACCATCCGGCGATCCAGAGAACGTAGGCTCAGCATTCTACGACGAGACATAAGATGGCAGATAAAATAAAGACAGGATATGAAGGCACCAACGTCCCGGACGATTTTTCTATTCCTCCCGTTGGAATAGAAGATATCGATCGTGCAATTTTTACCCTGTTTGACAAGAAGCTGGCATTCGAGACAAAAGTTAATAATCAGACAACACGTGTTCCTGTCATCTTTGCGTCAGGTGAACGTTTTGCTCTGACACGCCGTGACAATCCACTGCGTGACAAGAACAACACATTGATCTTGCCACTGATCTCAATAAAACGCGGTGTTATTGGTCACAAGACACAGGCTGACGTCTTTGGCACAGCAATTAGCATTAGGCAGACAGGCGACTACTACATAAAGAAGAAGCTGGATGCAGGCGATCGTGACTACCAGAAGCTGGTCAACAATCTCAATTTGATGAACCAGAAGGATGTTGCGACAAGGAGCCACATCTCTGACACGTCAACAACACCGGGCACACAAGCTGTTGAAGGCACAGTTGCGTCGCGCCGCCAAGGCCCGCCTCTATCATTTAGAAGCACGTCAAAATATACACCACTTTCTAATGATCTCACTAACAACATCTACGAGTTTATTACTGTACCTTATCCAAAGTTTGTAGGCATCACATACAACGTCATTTTTTGGACGCAGTACATGCAGCAGATGAACCAGCTGATCGAGACGCTGATGATGAAGTTTAGTGGCCCATCACCCGAGTTTCTACTTGAGACAGACAAGGGTTACACTTTCACAGCATTTGTGCAGAACACATTCTCCAACTCAGACAACTTGGAAGAGTTCACAAATGATGAGCGTATCATAAAAGTAGGATTTGACATCAAGGTTCCAGGCTATATCATCGCCCCCGATCACCCAGGTCTGCCCGCACCATTCAGAAGATTTGTCAGTGCACCCCAGATCAACTTTGAGATATGGGAGCAGAATGCTCAACTTGTCAACGAAGTGCAAGGCAACAAGACAAAAGACAACATCGATAAGTTTACACTAACAGATGTAGAAGTTCTCAATAAGAATGGTCAGCAAGTTGAGAACAGAGGGGCTGAGCCGCTTCGTGTCATCGAGAACGTCACTAATCCCTTCTCAGGTCAGCAGCAGCCTAAATACTTAAAGGTGACGTCAAGAGTTGCAAAAGCGGGTGAAACAATACTTACTGCGCAGAAGATCCGTAAGATAGATACTCTCGACTGAGCATTTAGAAGTTTGACAGGATAGTTATATTCGGCTTTGAAGTCGGAGTAATGATGGCAGAGACAACTTTTAGGTCGCCTGGGTTCTTTGAGCAAGAGATTGATTTATCATCTCCCGCAACACCAGGTGTATCGGGCGTTCCAGTCGGTGTGATTGGAACAGCAGAAATCGGCCCTGCGTTCGTCCCAGTGACGGTGGGCAATGCAGCACAGCTTCAGCAAGTTTT